GAGTTTATCACACTTTTTACATCTAAGTTAAAAGTTTCTACGTCAACATCTACAAACTTTAATTGGAATCCATATTGTTGAACAGGAAAGTAAGTTGTACTCCAACTAACTGTTGGTACAATAACATTTGGATTATCAATTTTTTTAAACTTAGGGTGTAAATAAAGAGTTGCTAACATTAAAAGATTAGCACTACTACCGCTATTAGTCATCACAGCATGTTTAGTTCCAAAGAAATTTGCAAACTCTTCTTCGTACTTCTTAACTTCTTTGCCCATAGTGTAACGACCACTGTCTATTACTCTATGAATTGCAGATACTTCTTTTTCGTTCCAAGTATCGCTTGCGAGTGAATATTCCATTATTTTACCTTTGTTCCTACAGTTTTGATTGAAAATGTCATAAAATCTCCAAAATAATTAAAAGTAGTCCTGTCTAGAACCCTCTCTAATAGTATCAAGAGTAGTACAGTGAAACCCTCCCATCAGTGTTCTTGCGTGTCTCATCTTCAAGGGAATACAAGTTATTCCGTGCATCTCTAATTGTCTTATGATAGAAGTTTGTCTTTCTTCAACGACAACTAATTCTGGATTAATACTAAATATGTTTAGAGCGATGTATTTAGAGCAAGGAGCAATATCATTAGGGTATGAATTTCCAATATCTACTACATCATCTTCATAAATCCATATTTTATCCCAAGACTTAAAAATTTGAGGATAGTGATTAGGAGTACATCTTGTAGCGTTAAACATAACTAATCCAGGTCTTAAGGGAATTACTGTAGAGTCAAAGTGCGAATATGTATAAAAGTTCTCAGCTAAATGTAGTCTATATCCGCGAGGTTCAAGCACAGTTCTTAGCCAGTCAAACCCTAACTTATTACCTGTATTAGATACTTGATACAGTAAGTCGTTACCTAGTCTAACAATATTTGGGGCTTCAAACAGTATTTCTTTATTTGTAACAGTAGGTAACTCAAGATCATCTAATTGATAGTTGTCATCTGCGAGGTATGGTCTTGGTGCACACAACCATTCCACTCCTGATTCAACTGCCTGTGTTAGGTATTTCCTATAAGATAATGTTTCCCTTCTCCGTGACCGGACTGGAGAAGGACAATCAATTATTAAATTGTCTAGGGGGATTAACAAATCACGACAGTTATAACACTCTATATTTTCAGTGACTTCTGGGCGTCTTACACGTACACCATACTTTGTCAGAGTATCAGCAAAGTTATCTAAATCTTCGTTTGCTTCCTCAATTAGAGTTTGAGGAAACAAACTACCTTTATCTCTTAGAGATAAAAGAGTATTCCACTCATAAGAGCAGAAATCTACTGCCCAGCTCGATAAATCAAGAGGTGGAAACTTACAGTTATTAGCTCGACCAACAAAACACTCTACTAAAGGATCCCAGTCATTCTGACTTGAAATGTTCATTACTGTGTAGATTCAAGATAGGCAAGCATGTTTTCTGGAGTAGTCTCAACATACGGATCATCGTCTTCACCATCATTGTTGATTCCTGGTTCTTGCCACCACCGTTCAATCACACCATCGTTGATCACACACATGTATCGCCATGAACGCATCCCAAATCCTAGATGGTTCTTTCCAATCAACATTCCCATGAATCGAGTGAAGTTGCCAGATCCATCAGGTATTACCTTTACAGATTCAATTGATTGAGCTTTAGCCCAAGCATTCATCACAAACGCATCGTTCACTGAAATGCAGTACACTTCGTCAACTCCGAGTTCACGCATCCGAGGATAGTTATCTTCAAATCCTGGCAGCTGATAGGTAGAGCAAGTTGGAGTGAACGCTCCAGGCAAAGAGAAGAGTGCGATACGCTTACCCCTAAACAGTTCATCGCTCTTCACATTTTGCCAGCGGAAGGGGTTTGGTCCCTCGATAGTCTCGTCACGCACACGAGTTCTAAATACCACACACGGTGGCTTAAATCCTTCAATCATCTTTTTGTTCCTTTTGTTTTTGTCTTTCTCTATATTGAGAGAGTTTGATCTGATACTCTTCTTCTGAAAGAGAGTGCCAGCCCACACATCTGCCAATCGGTGATCTACCGCACGGACAACTCATTGTGCAGCTCCTCTACTAAGATTTCTAGATCGTCAACTCGTTGTTTTAGTTCTTCGATCTCTTCAGTCAAGCGGCGGTTGCCATATTCAGTCCAACCTTGTTCCCGCAGTTTTTCCTTAATCCATTCTTGAGTCTTCGGCATATTTCAGTTTCCATACAATGTGTTTTTGATCATTAGAATCAATAGTAATAGCAGGAAGTCCTGCTTCATGCGCTTGCCAACCAACCTGATGCCAAGTAGCACCTTCAGCTCGTTGATCAGACACAGTTTCTAAAAACTCTGCGTTGTCTACAAACCACAGAGCAGAGATAACAGCTACAACTGCTAACATAGATTTCTCCTATTCATGTTCTCCGCCAGGATCACGTGGGTCAAGAACTACACGTTGTCCATTAACCCATATAGATTGACGAGCGCGACTTACCGAGTGATACCCCGAGCGCAAGTTAAAAAGGTTTGGGTTATGCTTTGCTGTTGCAAATGTACCAACTGTAACAGCAATAGCCGCTAACACAATAACGTGAGCAATTGCAGTAATTCCAAACATCCACATGCTACTAAAATACATGCTAAATACAATACACCACATCCAAGCTAAAACTTGCATAACCAAGTGCCTGGTGTTAAGGTCTGGAATATTACGCAGTGGATTCAAGTTATGATCCATCACAAGATTCCACCATTCGTAGATTAATTTTCTCATTGTGCGTCTCTCTTTGCTTGATGCCAAGACGCGTCAGCCATCCAGAAAAGTAGACCCAAAACTACGAAAGCTAACATGCCGTACAGATGGTGTCCAAAAAAATAGGCTCCTGCCCAAGCAAATCCTGACATTAATGCAAAGATAGCAGCAACACCAGCAAGATGTTTAGCAAAATGTTTCAGAAAAAGTTTAGTCATCAGTTACACTCCATGAAGGTTCACAGTAGACAAGAAAACCATGTCCACCTAGTTCGTTCCAACGCTTGATAGTCCAGCGCTTGTCGTCGTATAGTACATCTCCTGGTTGACAATACTGAAGTTTGTCTTCCGCTTGAGGTACAATAATGATGTCCTCCCTCTCGAAACCAAATTGTCCGAGCCACCAATACTTATTTTCCTTAACAGTTTCAATGTGTTCCTCTTTGTAGTGAGTACCCATTGCTGTAAGGAGTTTCATGTTCTTATCGCCAAGTGAGTTTTCAACTTGATACATACGCTGAAAAAACTTCATATTATTAGTTGGCGGAGCAGTACGAAAAATATACTCATAGTTATGTGCCATAAAACGCTCTAGTGATCCAGGTTCACGATCTACGAGTGAACCTGCCCAGCCAAGAGCACGAATACCAACTTCAAAGTCAGCAATTACTCCGTCTACATCTAAATAAATCATTTTATAAGCCAATCCCAATCTTTTTTAATCCACGCTTGATCTTCAAGCATTTCTACTTTATCACCATGAATCTCTTGTAGTCTTGTCCAAACATGAGCGTTATTCATTCTCAATTGGTAAGAATCCATATGACACTTATAGCAACTACCAGTGCTTCCGTAGAAGTACCAATAATCTCCATCAAACTCATGCCGAACAATACCGCTATTTATTTTCCAACTATCGCCGTCTAGATATCCACCACTCCATCCAGCAAGCACACGATAATGGGGGTCATCACCTTTCATTTTGATGACAACCCAATTGTCAGGATTATAGTTATTCATTTATCTGCCCACCTAATCTTTTTTCCGTAGTGTTCTTTCAATTGGAAGTGTCAAAATCTCTCTGGTAATCTTCATTGAAATGTCGGACACATTCCCGCACAATCAACTCGGCGAACTTTTGTTGAATTCTTTCTCCGTCTGGAATGGCACCTGGATGTTGTTCCATATCTATTCTACATGCTAGATTATGTAGTTCTCGAATTCGTTCGTTCATTTAATATACTTCCTCAATTTCAACAGTGTGACCTAGATGCTCTAATAGAGCCTTGATGCTTTCTGTTCCCAGATCTTCATCATTATGATCCCAACGGAAACGCTCATCATCTACTTTTACGCACCACCCATCACAGTACTGTTCGATTTGTATGTCTTTCATTCTTCAACTCCTAACCAAACCAATACATCTGCCCACCTTATCCGTTTTCCATAGTGTGTTTCAAACTGTTCTATAAGTGTATTATACGGCACCAATTCTTCTGTTTTCAAGTCCCAAAGATATTCACTGAATGCATTCCAGTCTTCATCGTGCATAGGAGCAACACCATACTCTAATCCCCAAGGTTCATCGGGCACACCACGAATATCAATACGACCGGCTGAATATTGAGTAGTGATCTCATCGTATTCCCATACATCACCTGGTCCAAGCCCTTTTGGATAGAACGTCCTGCCTTCTTCAAGCACTACACTAACTTGGCGAGTAAGACCACGCTCGCGAAACCAAGCCATTGATATAGGACCCATCCAGTTGGTGCTGTAGGTTATCATTGTGAAAGTCCTGTAATCAGTTTATAGTCTATGACTCCACAGATGTAAGTCTCACAGTCTTGCGGTTCAAAACCATTCTCCATCAACCAGTCCCACCAGTCAGGAGAATCTTCAATTTTAGTCTTAAGTTCTTCTCGTTGTTCATCCGTCCAATCAGTTTTCCAAACACGAATATCACCCCAAACTCCGTCCCAGGTATCATTCATCTCAAAATCAGTGAGGCAGGAGATCTCAAAATCATCATGCACATTGTTTTCTTCACAATACTTGTTATGTGCATCTATCTCCTCAAGTTCTTTGGCTGTGACATTAGCGTAGAAAGTGCCCCAACGCCAGCCTTGCTCATAATGTACCCATACGTTGTCATCATTCTTAAAGAACTCGATCTCAACAACAGACTTTTTATAAGAAGGTTCAATCTTTATTAAAGTCATTTTTAAGTTCCTCAAAATTGGCACAGATGGGAGGATTTGAACCCCCACTTTCGGTTTTGGAGACCGACGTGCTACCATTAACACCACATCCATAATCTTTAATAATAATATCAAAAACTAGAGTACATGTCTAGAATAGATTGGCGGAGAGACAGGGATTCGAACCCTGGAAGGGCGTAAACCCTTGCTGGTTTTCAAGACCAGTGCCTTCAACCACTCAGCCATCTCTCCCTAATAGTAATTTATCTAACCATCGGCGCTCTTTTTTGTTATAGGCACGTTTGATCTTTTTGCAAACTTTAGGTCGCTGTGTGTAACAATAATATTTTCTTGCCTTTGTTAACACATCAAATTCTTCACCATTGTTCATCGGTTTTCGTTTCATTTTTTGACTCTTGTCTTTCCAGCGCAGCCTTCCATCCCTGCCATGCCCACCACATAGGCGTGTCCTCTTCTATTTTATCTGCTGGGTCAGGAAGGATGTCGTAGTTATCCCACCAGTCGTCAAAGTCATCTGCTGTTGGTTTAATCATTTAGCTTGTCTGTGTAGGTCTTAGCTACAACAGTCCCATAATTTTTAAAATACAAATCGCCGCCAATGTGTACTGACCGATACCATAGAGGAAGTGGACAATAATGGTGAATTGACTTGGGACAGACCCGTCGATGGTCCGGTAATATGCTGTTGGCTTACTCATTGGGTTTATCCTCTTCCCAGTACCTACAAAAAAAGTGTACCCCATATGAGGCCACAACTTCCTTTGGGTAGCCCTGCTCTATGAGCCACGCTGTCGTATCTGTTACACCTTCGGGTATGGGCTTGGGGAAACCATACCGCCAGCCCTCTGGTGGGTCAATCATCGTTACAGTCATCTTAGTTTGTCTTCCTTCTATGTCAGCAGACGATAAAAAGTCTGGAGCTGGAGAGAGGAATCGAACCCCCAACCTACTGAGTACAAATCAGTTGCTCTCCCAGTTGAGCTACTCCAGCATTTACTATTTGGAGCGGGTAGTCGGACTCGAACCGACATCATTAGCTTGGAAGGCTAAGGTAATAGCCCTTATACGATACCCGCATTATTGATTTACAAACCTACTTTCCCACTGAGCTGCAAATGACTGAGCATCTAATCTATTTTCAAATCTCCAAGTGTCTTCGTACACATTGGAGTACTTTCTCATGTCCCATTGATGTTTCATCATCTGTACTTTACAATAGTCAGTAGCCTGCATACGAAGATCAGAATGAAGTCTAACTTCATAACCTGGTGACCAGTTTCTTTTATACTCAAATATTTCAATAGGTGTCATTTGTTTGGCGGTTCCTGAAGGACTCGAACCCTCGACCCACGCTTTAGAAGAGCGTTGCTCTAATCCAACTGAGCTAAGGAACCTTTATCCTCTTTTTTTGTTTCTTCCATTTGACGAGTTAGAGCGTCTAAAAGCACTTGATTTACAACCTTAGCAAGTTCTGTACCATTCACCTCATCATCATGATATAGTTCATATGTTAAGATACCGTCCCCTGATCCATCAGGATGATCATCTATCTCAATGTCTGATATCTTAAACTCTGTACCTGCCATATCATAACCGTCTGGCACCTTAAAGGTTTCTTTCTCTGAGATGTTAGTCATTTATATGTTCCATCTAGTTTATAGTATTTATAGTTGTAAATGGCTGAGTCAAAAGATATAATTCTAGTATATCCTTTTTTTCGTAATTGTAAATACCATCTACAAAAATGAACGAAGTTATCAATCATTGGTAGTCCTGACAGGATTCGAACCTGTATCGCTCTCTAATCTGGAGACTATGCTGAATATAAACCAGGTGTTTTACCATTAAACTACAGGACTGTGGTACTCGGTGAGAGATTCGAACTCCCGACAACTCCGTTATGAGCGGAGGGTTCTAACCACTGAACTAACCGAGTGTTGGTACGAGCGGGGGGACTTGAACCCCCACGACCTATGGTCAACGGATTTTAAGTCCGTTGCGTCTACCGATTCCGCCACGCTCGCTCTGTATTAGCAACCGTGGTAATCAGACTCGTGTACGTAAGGCATAGACTCTTTGCTAAAACTATAAGTCTTAGGCTCTCCATGCTCTGACATCAACTGTTCAACACGATGCTCAAGTGTGTTTATAGTTGTATGAATATGTCCTGTGTCATGAGGTTGTATCTGGGTCTTAAGATAGTCAATTTCACGAATCAAATGAATGATGTGTTCCATATCATAGCGCTTGCCTTTTATATGCATCAGTCATATCCCTCGAAATGTTCATCAACAACGTCAAGAATATCTTGCCAGTGTGCCATCTTCTCCATCTCAGCTACAACAGCTTCAACAATATCAGAGTGCTCACCAATACCTGCTGGATTTTGTAGATAAACTTCCACATTAGTTTTGTGAACTGCAAGGTTGCCTTCAGCATGTGCAACTACAGCATCAATAATGGTTTTGCGCATCAGTCCCAGTCTCCATCATTATCATTGCCTACAATATAGCCAAGGCTACGAAGAAAAGCGTTAAAGTGATATTGAATTTCTTTAGTAGTAGTATCCATAACACCGTCTGACAGATCTACTTCAAAGCGATATTCTGATGTAGCAAGTGTGTAACGTGCATTTTCCTTGTCAAGTTCTTGATCATAAGGAGGAGTAAAATTGAAAGTAAAAGTACCTCTTTTGTCTGACATAAAAATCTCCATAAGTTGAAATGATAAATAAATATAACAAAAACTAGGGCACAAAGCAAGAAAGGAGCTGTTTTACCAGCTCCTTTCGTAATAGTTATTTAAACTAAGATTAGAAGCTGATCTTACCACCAATAACTGTTTCGCTGTGCTTAAGATCGTCATTAAAGTCGTTCTTCATATACAGAGTAACAGCGCCTAATGGCTGTGATATGTCGATTTCATATTTAGTAATATTGAAAGAACCGCTTGAGGTAGCAGTATCTTTTGCAGTTGTTCCCACGGAAAGGGGTCCGAGGGAGACTGAGGTGTAAAGAGAATTCACTTCTGCTTCTAACTCTCTTTCAGCGCCTACGGTTACTTCAGGCCACTCAATGGTGGGAGCTGTCTCTGCAAAAGCAGGAATAGATAAAGCAGCTAAAGCTGCTGATAAAATAATAGTTTTAGTCATAGTAATTCCTTAAGGTTTTAGATTATAAAGACGGCACGTAGCCGTCTTTATTTTAATTTTTTGTAGATACAAAGTCGTTTTCTTCTTCAGTGTAAGGCCACATTATACGTAGCTAGAGTTGTTTTCTTTATAAAGAAGCTCACGCTGTCTACGCTCAAGATCTACTAAATCTACTGATCTAGCGAGATAAGCCTCTTCACGGCGTCTCTGTGTTTCGTGAGCAGACGGAAGTCTGAATAAGTTTACAAAGCGCTTAATCATTTTTAACTCGCTTTAAATCGAGCATAATGTTTTTAGCTTCTTCATGGTATCCTGCAGTTGCTAATCTACTAGCAGCCATAGCATACCCTACTCTTTCAACCCAGTTCCATACTGATTTTTTAGATTTACCTGCCATTAGTCATTCTCCTTATGTCTTCATAAGAAGAACCATTCATGATATTATGGTAAACCCAATGAGCATCGTTTCTATACTCTGTGCGACACATCTGCCACATAGCATCTGCATATTTACGATTTTCGTGTGATTTTGTAATCCATCTAATAAAAGATTTCATTTGATTCTCCCATTGTTGTGATTTTTACAATGGGACGCAGATTTAGTTAATACTAATCGTTCTAGGTAGTTTTTCGTCAGGGACTCGAACTTCAAGTGTAACGACCAAAATACCATCGACTAAATCAGCTCCAGTGACTTCAGTGTACTCACTCAAGCGATAACTCTTCATAAACTTACGATTTGATATACCCTTATGGATATATTGCTCCTGCTCACGCCTCTGTTGACGTTCACCACGCACAGTCAAGACATGATCTTTTACTTCAATAGTGAGATCACTCTTTTTGAAGCCAGCGACAGCAAGTTCGACAATGAACTTTTTATCGTCAACTTTTACAACATTGTGGGGAGGATACGCATCCATAGCGTGTTTTGAAATACGCTCAAGATCGTTAAGAATATGATCGAAACCTAAAAATGAGTTTCGTGGAAATGCTAATGTACCAGTCATGGTTAACTCCTTTTCTAGCAAGTTAAATAAGCAAACCCCTTTTGGGCATTTGCAACTGTAGTATATAAAATTAGGTGTAAAGTGTCAAGATGAATTTTCATTATCTAGGAGGTAACTAATCACCTCCATAAAAAATTTAGCGTCTGCTACGAGTATGGTGATCAGTAATAAAAATGGAGTAAGAGGTAGCCCTAAAAGTCCAAATACTAACAAGACAGATGATATGTGTACAAACATGTTATACACATACTCTTTTAGTGCCTCTTTAGGAACGATTAGATTAAGGAAATTTATAGAATATATGATTGCCGATGACAAAAGTTTGCTCCATATGATTCGCCCAATCTGGGCTTACGTAATCTGCATGATAGTGAGTAGAACCGCCAGTATTATCATAGAAATCTCCATGAATAATCTTAAAGGCTATCGCTCTAGATAATTCGTAAATATTTGCATCTTGTTTCGGTATAACATCTGATTTACCGTCACAATACCAAGAAAATTGACACTTATCTCTTTTAGGAAAATAAATACGCTCACTATCAGGTAGAGAAGGATCTTTTCTAGTTTTCCAAGACTCACGTACTGGGCCTTCCCTTATAACGTCACAGTAGTTGTCTGGCCAGTGAGGACTGCGAACTCGGTTTCGAGTGACATTTGCTACTGCAATCATACCTCTAGTTGATTGATTGCGTGCTTCCCAATATATGTTATCAGCTAGGCAAGATACCTCGTTTTGGACGTTGCCCGCGTAAGATGTCGTGCTCATCGCACTTATCGCCATACTGAATTTCAATAATAGACAAAGATTTTTCAGTTTCATTTACTAGTTGATGCCACTTTCTCTTATAAATCATAAACGTATCATTAGGATTCTTTTGAGTAACAAAAACATCTTTACCCTTATCGTCAGACGAATAGTATATTGTAGCAGTCCCTTCTCGGATAAACCAGAGTTCATTTCTGTGTTCGTGCGATTGCCACGATAAACTTGAGTTCGGAGCTACGACAAGTTCTTTTACTTTTGCTGTTTTATAGTCAGCAAGCACTTTCCAAAGTCCCCACTCTCGTTCAGTGGGTTGAAACTTCCATTCTGCCAAAAAATCAGAAGATGAATTAAGTTTAGTGGTTCCGCCTAGTGTATCGTCAATTAAGATATCATTTTGAAAACAAAAGTCTTTCTCTGGAAAGTTATTTGACCTGTCACCCCCATTACCAAAAGTAATTGAATTAATCCCGTAAGTATCTAAAGCATATTTAATTGCCATATTAGCTGTGTCATCTGAGTCATCGAAAGAAAAAACTTCACTAATATATTGACACGAAGAAAGTACAGCAAATCTTACATCATAAGACATAAAAGGTCTACCCTTCTTACGGGCTAACCAATCATCTGAGTTTAGTCCGACAAGAACTAGATCATACTTATTTCGAGCTTCTTTGAACATCTCAATGTGACCATCATGAACGGGATCGAACCCTCCTGATAATACAACTACATTCATATAAAAAATACTCCCAAAGTAAAACTACAATTATAACAGGAATAACTATCAATCCAAGTGCAACTTTACCAAAAAATGTTACCAATGATCTCAGCGTTATCCGAGACGATCGCCCCCTCGGTTTTACCATTATCTTGCCAAGCTTTTAGAATTGAAAGGTGCTTGCAGCTGCGAGTACGAGCAGGGCAATCACATCGGCTACCAGTGATCCTGTATACGCCAACTGGTGTGTTTGATTCTTCAAATTTTGCAACTTCATATGTAAATTTACCTTTACGAACTAAGTAGTTTGCCATAATTTCCCTCATTTTCAATATAATAACTTAAAAGAAGAGATTTAGGCAACGTTAAAGTAATTCTTTTTCATGCAATAAATCAAATAAATAATCAGCGTACCACTTTTGAGTATCTTCGTCATAGTGAGAGTTATACCCCGAATCTATACTAAACTGAGATATTTTTCTATTGTTAGCACCACAGTAATTAGTATACGCTAGAGATTGATCTAAGAAGTGTGGATAGCGTGTCTTATCAATATGAATTTTATAAGGATTATACTCATCATTAGTAGATAGTTGATGCTCTACTGCACTCAAAAATAAATACTTAATCTTGTATCTATATAAAAGATTTTGGAGATTAAGCATGTAGTTGTAATATTCTGTTACAAGAGTCTTGTTAGAGGTTAGAACCACCCAACGCCTATAGTAGTTATACAAATCAGATGGAAAAGTCTTTTTATAACGCTTATCATTACCGATTACCAAAGGAACCCAGCCGTTATCCCAGTTCCATTCGTGAGGATTATCAAAAAATAACTCTGTTCTGAAATAACCAGGCCACATAACTACAAAAAATAATTCATCTGTAGAATTACCTTTTTTGAGGTAATCAAAAAGAAATTCGTAAGAAGTTCTAACAATTCTTCTTATAGAAGCTCCTGACATGGCAAGGTTTGTATAGTCCCAGTTTAATTTATTTGCAAGATGCTGCCCCCAAGCCTTTTCATAACACCAACCTTGGGACGGAGCCTCTAATTCTGCTCCTGCTGCATGAGAACAGCCGTTTACTATTAGATGCATTAATTAAATCCGTACTCTACATTCATAAGCGGAACAGCGTTAGAAACTACATCGACATTGCTAAGGCCTGACGGAAAATAGTTAATTCCTGAATCATCTGTTTCTGTAACTGTTACTATTAGATCATAGTCCCTGTGAAGCTGGGATCCTGGATAAATTATTGTGTCACCTTTAGCATATCCAGTACCAGAAGAAACAGTTGAAATCGTCTCAACACCGTATTCATCAACGACTGATTTTAAAGTGCACCCAATTCCTAATCCTGAAGTGCTAACTTGAGAGACTTCAGTGGTTATAAAGGCATTTCCAGCTGGAAAGTTTAAATCGCCTGAGTATAATGCATTAACACGACCAACAGATGCTACGTTTTGTATTGTGTTATCCGCTAACACCGTAAACTCTAAAGATTGATTATTGGAAGTGTGTGCCCATGAAACGTTATAACAGTTATTGCCTCCGTAATCACCGTAAGTAACATCTGTTATATACATATTTGAATCTGAATATAGATTTGCCATCTTAACTCCTAAAAATTATTGTATTTCTCATATTGAGGAAAGACATCAAAAAAATTAGTTCCTCGATATACATCTAAAAGCTTATTATATGATATAAAGTCCTTCCCTAAAGTTGGTAGGTCAGTATCAATAAAATCATTAAATAGTTTTTCTAAATGATGGTTCCCTGCGTATAAGTTTCTAAGTAATTCTTTATCTTCTCGTAGTAGTCTTTGTGGATTTAAAAATTCTGGTAAGTAACAAGGAGAGTAATGTACTATTATTTGTAACTTTTCTCTAAATTTTTCTATATCTGGCAGAGTCCATACGCTATAAGCATTTACAACACAATTAATATCTAGTCTAACATGCTTAATCACTTTGGCTACATTATCTAAAAAAACTTTTCTATCAAATCCAGTTCTAGAATACTCAACAGCAGGACCCCAACCATCACAGCTAGCTTCTAATGTAACATTTTTAAATTGTTTCCACAAGTCTAAAAGATTAACATTTTTATAATGAATGTTTGACAAGTTAGTAGAGTAAGAAAGAGAAACATTGGTTAAATTGTTATCAACTAAAAAAGTCAATAAACGCCAATGAGCATCAGTAATCAAAGGTTCGCCACCAGAAATGTTTATATATTTTAAGGATCCAGAACTTATTTGTGTTTTTAATAAATCAAAAAGATGTTCATTATCCTCAAAAATATCTTTTGTAACATCATAAGAGTGCTTAAAATAATTATGTTTTCTATTCTCAATCTCCCAAGTCGAAGAAAAATTTGGATTACACATTCTACACTTAAAGTTGCAAACATTGTTAAGTCTTAAATGTATGTGTGTTAAACCATTAGAAGATATAGCAAGCTGTCTTCTATGGGAAGACATATTATTTTTTTCATTATCCCAACACCACTCACAGTTAGGATTTTTAATGTTGTTTAGTAGATCTTGTTTAAGGTTTTTAAGTGCATCACCTAATAAATAATTCTCAATATTACTACCCATAGGAAACCGATTAGACGGCATAACACAACAAGGAGTAACGCTACCGTCCTCCTCGATGTGCATTTCGTTCCAAGGTCTTGAGCAAAAAGTGCTACTTTGATGCGGCTCTTGCAATTAAAGGTTCTCTCTTGATGCCTACAATCTCGTCCTTAATTCGTTGATACTCTTCGGCCATTTCGTGTTGGTTTTCGAGAGTATAGTTAAGAAAGGCATTTCTTAGTCGGCTATAAAAATTCTTCCATACAGGACCATGAGGATTACACCTATGACGATTAATCTTGTAGGAGTAGTATTGAAGCGCGTGTGCAATCTCATGTAGAATAACCATGTCTAATTTATCATAGTTTCTACGAGTATAAAAGCCCCCAATGTCGGGATGATCATCAAAAGACTTATATTCGTAAACTCTGTAGATTTCGCCTTTATGATCACGACAAAGGTGATTCATTGCAATGTTTATGCCTGGTCCATCAGCGTACATTCCTCCACGAGATGAACGACGTTTTGGGTCCCAGTCTAGTCTGATACTGCCCAGTGAGAACTTTTTATAAATTTCTCGCTGACAGAAAGCCTCTACTTTACGAATGTAATCGTTAGCATACTTATTCCATTTTGCGCGCTCAATACTATTCATTATCGTCTCTTACCTGTTGATGAATCTGATGCCTCTTTAGAAGATAAAACTACAAGATTTCCCTTGTTATAAGCCTGACCGATATGAACACCACTGCCAGAATAACGTTTGTTACCCTTAACAAAACCATTACCGACACGATCAGACGTAGGTGCAGTAACAATGTCAGATTTATAATTAGGGAAATCAGATTTAGATTTTTTAGCTTTGGCAAGTTGAGAAGGGTGAACTCCTCTTTTAAGGAGCCACCGTTCATGGTCTTGTCTGATCTGGGCTTTAGTTCTGTTTTGTTTTTTCATAAGTTTAATATATAGAAAAAACATGTATTAAGCAATCAAATACTTAAATCAGTGTACCCTAAAAGAGGAGAAACATACTTACCGTCAAGGTCAGGTTTAAGCATTGCTGCTGCAATATTTCGACACTTAATAGCTCTATCAAGGTTATCATCACAGAAAACAGCTATACGATTCCCATGAGAAGGATTAGTAAAGTATAGATCTGGATCATCAAACTGATAGTACACTAGTTCCTCAGCACATATATAGTCAAACAGTTCAATGTTTATACTAAACTTAGTGTCTGGTTGGCCAAAAAGTGCGGCGATATAAAAAGTTTTAGGAGTGTAGTCGTTAGGTTGCCAATCCCAAGTGTTAGTATTATATAAATTATAGATTGCATCCAGCAATTCGTGATCACCGAGTCGATCAAGATCACCCATTCGTAGCTGTGCTTCGATTATTTGACAACCAATCATTTCAATATTCAAAACACCAGAATACCCATAAAAATTGTCATAAATCCAAGAGCAAACATAATCTTCTTCTGCTTTAGGTAAGGCTACAAGCTCCCAATAATCAAAAGCTCCGTGCTGAAGTTTTTCTCCACGCATAGGAAAATGAGCCATAATCTCACCATCTTTAAGAATAAAATCTATAGAATAGTGTTCACCCATTGCATACCCAGACCAAAAAGTACTAGGATTAGTAATCTTTCTATACTCATCTTCTGTATGGCAGACTACTGACCCAATAGAGCCTCCAAACAAGTTATAGATTGGCTTTACGCAAATAGGATACTCAGTTGGAGTAGTTCCTGTCGGTCCGTGAGGTATGTTTTGAGTATGACATACAGTCATTTTATTGTATACCCACCTAAAATCTTTAAAGGTTTCATAGGCAACATCATCTGTAGTCGGTATCACGACTCCATCATCACCAACATAACCCTCATAAAGGTGTGGCATCTGTTTAATCGGATCATAGTTTTTCCACGTCATTTTTGTACCTCCGGTGACCAGAAAGTTGTTCTTCCGTCATTGAGCTTAACTCTTTCAACAGGATTTCCATAGATGTCCTCCTTTTGATTATAGACCATTACATGACCTCCTCGTGCCTCTACAATCTCTGTAGGATTTGACCCAAACCGAGTGTAGTTGCCATGATTATTATATAGATCAGAATAGTTACGAATAGTTGCCCCACCTGACTCAAACGATGTCGATAGAACTTTACACACTGCGTAATAAAGTTTTTCAAGCTCCTCATCTGAACAACTTTCTAGAGTTCTGTCAGGTCTTAATGCAGCTAAAAAGAGAGACTCAGATTTGTAGATATTTCCAACACCAGATACTTGAGACTGATCCATAAGCCACTTAACCAGTGTCCATCGGGGCTTGAGACGAGCAATGTGAAGAAACTCGGATAAAGTACAAGGATTATTAAGCATATCAGGGCCAATAGAAGCCAATTTCTTCTGATGATCCTTATCATCAAATACAAACTTAATAGTACCAAAATTACGTTGATCATTATAGTATACTGCCGAATCATCATCAAAGTAAAACGCAATACGAGTATGCTTTGATGGTTGAAGTTTAAAGTTACCTGTCATACCCAAGGTCGTGTACATATAACAAATAGGAAGAAGATCACCGAACTCCCACCAGATAAACTTACCTTTGTTATATACCCCTTTTACAGGTAAGGGCTTTTCATCAATAGCAAAATAAAAATCTGCAAAACCTATAGGCAAATTCTTAACGTATCTACCCGAGACAAAGTTGATATTGACTAAAGACTTACCTTGTACAGCACGGTTTACTTGCCGTGCTGTACAAGTGCATTCAGGACCCTCGGGCATTAAGACACCTGATACGCTATGTAAATACATAGGAAAATTATAAGTAACTTTCCGTAGTCGAGATCAAAGTCAGTGCCTTCACCAAACTTTGTTTTCAAATCACTAATCTTCATGATTACCTCATCTTAATCTGCATGTCACGAGGATATCCCCAAACATCAATAGCGGGGACACGAAGAAAGCGTTCTTTAGTATTTTTCTTATCAGGATTCGGGATAGTAAGCATTACATTTTTATGTGCACGCCAAGCCTTCACCTGATTAGCAAGCCTTGCATCAGTTTGCATATAGTCTAGTCGAATAGACTTACGGATATTTTTAGAAACGGAAGGTCGCTCACCCTTCGAAACGTAGTTTTTACCACTAGAGCGTTTGCCTTTTGCCATGTCATACTCCTTGTTAAGATTATGTATAAATATAACTTAAATTAAAGCAACAAGCAATTAAATAGTGGCTGAGTATTGTAATGAATTAGAGGAAATTGAAATATTATTCCTCATCTCGATGAAAGAAGAAACAAAGTTGTTTGCCTCAAAAAGATGTTCACATTTTGGGCACTCAACTAGATCGAGAGGGACAATAACACCCCTCTCGAACCAGACTTCATTATCTTGATGACATAAAGGACAATTAGTCCTCGCTCTGTAAACTGACATTATATATCTTTTTATAGTAAGCATTGATGTCATGATCTCTCACACCATCAAAAGGTTGTTTATTTTTCCAAGCGGCTTTTCTACCTCTTAGTTTGTCCTTAAACCTTTGCCAAAAAGTCATTTTACGTATGTTGCCATAGTGGTTGATATACTCAAGATGACCGTAGTGACGGTAGCCCATAAACCAGAACGGAACTGCTGTAACAACATCATTGTTATTTACAAATCTATAGTGCTTGATACCATCTGTTTGCATCTCTTTACAAAATGACTTAGTTCCCACCCTAGGAGAACCAAAAGTATAAGCTTCGTGAGAATCCATTCTGCTAGCGCAGAGAGTAGCTAAAGCTCCCCCTAAAGAATGCCCTGTGCATACAATTTTGTAATCTATGTTAGAATTTGATTTTAAGTAATCAACATGACCAACAATATCACTATACACTTTATCAAGAGCTTGAGCAAAACCAAAATGGACTAAGCCTCTTTCTTGGCTACGTTTAGGCCACGCTTTGAGATCTGCAAAAACATCTGTCATTTTGTCTGGCTCAGTGCCTCTAAAACAGATTACAATCTCATCTCCATCAATTAGTACAAAAGCCTGGGTTCCTTCGCGATCAAACCATGACCAGTCTTTAAAACCCATCTTTAGTAATTTGTGGTTAAGCTCTTCAAATTCAGAGTAAACAATGGAAGAGAACATTGCCATCTTTGCTGCTTTCGCATACATTATTTTTTCTTCTTTTTCGACTTCAGAATTGCTTTCTGAAGTGCGGGAGGAAGCTTCTTTTGAGCAGCAGTAAGACCATTACCGTTGCCATTCATTTTCTTTTTAGCTCCACCAGACATAGGCTTCTTTTTACCATTCATTTTTTTATTACCGTGCATTGCCATTTTCTCTTCCTTTTCTTGCTTTAGTTAAAATTTCTAAATCTTGTTGAATTAGAATAGGGACAGGTGTTGAGTGTCCTTTAAAAATTGGGTGACTAAATAGCCATTCTTCTTCAGGTCTTGTTTCATTCATTCGTTCCATTATTTTTTTAAGCTGTCTACCACTTGCGTGTTTATGAATATACATTCTAGCTACATAGTCTTCAAGCGGTATGATTTCACTTTTCCACAATCGAACATCAATCTTTTGTTTATGCCAGTATGCCCTACTCCAAGGACATACTGACACTATTGAAGCAAAATAAGAAGGCCAATCAACGTTATTTACGCTTACCGCCTCTTTTTCCACCTTTTTTCGTACCTTTTGGATGCATAGCCATTATGACTTTCCTCTCTTTCCTAGGTCTATTTTCCGACCCTTGTGAGGGCCAGATTTTCGGGCTATTAGCCCGCGTGCTACAAGGCGAGCACGATTCGTAGAACCAATATTCTTGCCCGCCTTGTGCTTACGTAATAGCTCTGAAATATTTATCTTGGGCTTTTTACGCGTTTTTGACATGATTTATCCTTCGTCACGAATGATGTTCATGATGCCCCAAATGAGGCCTCCCCAGACAATTATGTCAAGTAGAGCCATACCTCCCCAGATCACCGCTGCTGCAACAGCAATAGCAATAACACCCTGGTGAGTTGAATGTTCTTTGATACGATTAGTAATCCAGTTCATCCACCAACTCCTTTCCTGTAGGTCCGAGTCTTTTTAGCAACTTTTTTAGGTTGTTTAACAAATTGCTTACCCGCCTTGGACCCCTTGCGTTTAGCTGCATTAGTTGCGCGCTTCTCACCAGGAGATAACGCAGCCCAAGCAGCTTTTGGAAGATAACGTCCTCGTTTTTTGCGAGGTTTCTTACCTTCTTTTTCAGATGAGTATTGCCACTCTTGTCGTGTCCAATTTTCAAGAGAACGTTGACTAGGTTTTTTTGCCATTATTTTTTCCTCTTAGCTATAATCTTTTTCTGAGTGTTAATAAATTTACGGTAAACACCAGCAGCACTAGTTTTACCCATCTCTCTTGCTCTTTGTTCCATTGCTATTGCCGCCTGTGTCTTATGAGCATGAGAACGACCTGATCTTTTAATTTTATTAACAGAAGCTGTTGCGTCTTTTACAGTGGCAAACTTTAACCCTTTGATAGTGCCTTTTGGATTCTCGTCAGTGTAGAGATCACTATGCTTTTTTGAATTAGCTCTTTGACCTTTTTTTCTAGGGATTCTTGGTGCCATCTATCTAAACCTTTTATTTATCCACTTAAAACAAGCATAAGCTGCTAATAAAACAATGATTGTGCCTATACCATCTACCCAAGAAGTTTCATTCATAGCATAAATTAGATCAGCAGTAAACCAGTCCATTATTTATATCCTCCGCCAGCACGCTTATAAGCAGCTGCTAGCATTTGTGCTTTTCTAGCACTCCATTGACCTGGGCGTCCGCCCTTACCTTCACGCATAATCTTATTAAAAAGTCTTTTGCGCATTGTAGGTTTAGTATAGTTCCCTGCCTTGTTGACAGTAGATTTACTTTTTTTCTTTTTAGCAGGCATCAATAACTCCTTTTTACTTGTCCTTTAAACGGTGTTTTCATAGCACACCAATCTTCTGGATGAACATTTCTAGGTCTTCTTCCAGCAGGTTTTGAGACCATTCTACCTTGAGGAGTGTAAAAAGCACACCACTCCTGTTTTGGTCTACGTTTTACAGAGGAACTCATAGTTTTCCACATATAAGTACCATTAGATGATTTTTTAAATTTTCTTACTGCCATGAGTTCTCCAAAAAAAAAATGAGGATGCAATTACATCCTCATTATACCTTACACATGTGTAGAGTCAAATTTTTATTTTATCTGTGAGAAAATTTCCTTAGAAGAAGAATCGACGTAATCATCAGGAAAAAACTTTCTGACAGCTGTAGATTTTGCTATGTTGCCGTCCTCATTTATATAATATGTAACAAATTCTTGTTTGATAACACCTTCGTGTTTTGCTTTTACAGCAGTAAAAAACGGTCCTTCTTGCATAACTTCTCCTATCTTGATGCAATCATAGTCAGTGATAGTCCACAAACTCTAATTTTAAAATTATTTTTAGCTTTTTCATATACTACAATCTTTGCACGCTGACCCGTAGTAGTTTCAAATACACACTCATATTCATCAGGAATTATTACACCACCTTTTGCAAGAGTAGATTTAACATCAAACATAAGAGATTTTTTATACTCTTGATCTATCCAACTACGCGCTAAAGCTCTTCCTAATATATCAGGCAAGTACCTTTTTACACTCTCTCGATCAACTAGTTCAATGTCATCTTCAACTAGGCTAAATACAAAGGAAATGTGCTTGTTTTCATATGGAACTAAAGCAGTGCTCATAGTCTTTTAGCTACTACAGGTTCATTAGCAAACTGTTCTTCAGTTTTAATAAAGTCATAAAATCCTTGAACAGCTACTTCTTTGAACTTAGCTTCAATATCAAAATCTGCGTACTCTAACATAGGTACATGACGAGCCATCAACTCTTCGTCCCAGTAAGTCTCAGAATGAGCGTTAGGCTTCATCCAGTAGTTTGGATTGTCGGGGTGGAATGATTGTGATTTGTGGAACAACGGGCGTACACCTCTCCAGCTCTTGACAGCTTCAATGAAGTAGTCGTCTGTGTGGGAGATGTGATCCACGTCTCGAACTTTCCGATTGACTGTTTTCTCTTCCAGTTTAACCTTTTCCGTTTCAACCATTCGGTGGCAGGCATAGTGGTGTGTGTCAAGTGTGCAGCGTATGGGGATACGCTGGGCAAGTTCAAGTGTGTGGCGGATGTCATAGCCATTGGGTTTATCTTCGTTCTCAACGGATAAGCAGCCTTGGGCATAATCGGAAAGGTATGGGAAGTGGGTGGCGAACCGTTTAATACCATCTTCGTGTTTTCCTCCATAGAGTCCTTGCAAGTGAATATTCATAGAAAAATCTTCGGCTGGCAATCCCATATACTGACCGTAAAGAGCATGATACTCAAGGTCTTCAATAGACTTCTCTACAACATCTGGTTTATTAGAAGCAAGAACAGTGTATTGACCTGGATGAACTGACAGACGAACAGAGTGTTTCTTAGCTGCCTGACCCGCTCTAGCAAGAATTTCTTTCAGCTCATCTCTGATCTCATCGTACCAATCATTAGTAAAATCTAAGGTATAACAAGGAAACAGCTCAGAAGAAATTCTAAAAGCTCTTAGATTGATGGGTTGATGAGGAAAGTAGTTTTCTAGAGCGTCTACGAGCTTATTACAGTTAGAAATAGCTTTTGACTGAACTTTTTCTTTGCCGCCTTCTTTAAGAGCATAAGTTTTGGTAGTAGTACCCATATTGTAACGCTTGGCTAGAGCTTTGTCATGCCATTGACAACACTGAGCAATACGCCAATCACTTTGAGTCTGGTTAAAATATTCCATAAATTCTCCATAATTTTATTCATTATAATGAATTTAAGGCGTAAGGAGAAGAATTAATTAAATTTCTCTAGTCCAGAAAAAATCTATAGTAAATCTGTCAGTATCATCCCAGCTTCCAAAATTATGCCAAGTTACATTATCAATAGCTGCAAAAACCACAGCTCTATTGGGTTTCCAAGTAATAACTCTCTTGAATACTTTATTTTGATCGTACATAATTACTCCAACATTATGCTCTGGTTGAATGTACGTAAGAGCAGTATAAACTTTTAAAGGAAGTTCATCATGTATGGCAAAAAGATTAGGTCTATTAGAAAGTTTAATATGGATCATAGGATCAAGACGAGTATAATCTCTATGCTTAGAAAATTTTGATTCTAAATACTCAACAGGTAGTTTTTTGCAAAAATAATCTTTTATAACAGGATCTTCTACATCCATAAAACAAATGCCATGTGTTTTAATTTCTGCTTTATCTTTATACTTTGAAAATAGATAGTTCCTATTTTGAACATATTCCCAGGTTTCCTTATCGTAAAAGTCATCTATTACCATATAAGGCCAGGGAGAAAGATACATTTTTTCGTTTAACATGAAGACCTCAATTATTAACGATTATTAGTGAGACACCTAAAAAACACAACTTTGTTACGTATTAAAAAGTAAACTAATTGGCTTGCGGTTATAAAAGCCTCTTATGATTGTCTATATAATATCTTATCGCAAACCGATAAGCAATAAATAGTTACTTTTTCTTTAGAGCGTCTGCTCCAAAGAAGGCTGACACTAACACTGCGATTGACGCAAAGTAGGTAGGTGCAATATCAGCAATTAATCCTGCAGCTGTGTCTAATCCTAGTAGAGAAGTTACTGCAATACCGATTGGATAAACTAAAAGACCAGCAAGAGAGAACCATGCCATTTTACGGATAGCATCTCTTTGCGCATCAGCGTCTTCCATTTCTTTACGTTTAAATTCTAAATACATTCTGTGTTCTTCTTGAGACACAACACCATCACCGTTTGAATCGGCAGGGTGAAATCCTTGAGGGGTTTGTTCTTCACTCATTGTTATCTCCTAGTCAAAAGAATCTTGATAGTTTCCGACATTCTTTTGAGCTGTTTTTTTATTTTCTAGATGCTCAATGCGAACCTCTAGTTCATCAATCTTTTTTGTGACATATGGATACTTTTTTCTCCAAGCGTCAGTTGGTTGACGTAACCAAGTCCAGCCATACCTGTCAACAAGCCAATCAAGTGTCTGATCTAGTTTAGCGTAGCACCAAAGACCTGCACGAGTATCTTTAAAGTATGCTAGAAAGGCTGCGCCTAGTAAAGATCCCGCTATCGCAGTATAGATCCAAAGAGTATCATCTAACATTCTTGCGAGCATCTCGGTCATCTTTAATCCTTTTCATAAATTTTGTTAGTCCATAGTCCTGGTGTTTCACAAGCATTAACTGAGGTTGTGCCATTGCATTAGCAAGAGGACTATTCGGTAGGACACCAAGAGGTTTTTGTTCCGCCATCATAAGGCCTCGCTAGCCCAGAGTTGATTATTTCATCTCTGTAAGATTTTCCATCTAAATACACATCAACCAATACTCTACCACCATATTTATCCCATTGTAAATTAGCAAACTCTATCTTTTTCGCTTCGCGAAACATACGATTAGCAAAGTCTCTGCCTTCATAGGCTAGCCGCTTTTCCTCATCGCACTTTGCACGAATCTCTGGAGTATCAATGCCTAATATTCTGATACTCATTTTTTGAAGAGGTTCTGGAAGTGAAGGAGCTGTAACGTAACAAGTATCTCCGTCATAGCATACATTATCACGAAACTCTCTCATCTGTAAAAAGTCATCGGCTACAGCAGGGAGTGTAAAAAAGATCAAAGGTACGATATATTTAATCATTAGGATACTCCTGTTCCTGGAATAACTGTATCTTCTCCATCAACTAAAACTATGTCGAAAACAGCGCCTGCTTGAGTAGTAGCTCCTGCAAGTGCTTGAATTTGAATATCAGTATTAGCTGTAAACTTTAAAGGGTAGGTGTAAATATAGTTTACTGGAACACCAAAAGTACCAAAACGTGCTTTTTCATTAAAAGCTCCGTTAGAATCATTATCACGAGAGATGATTCTAAATACTACTTCTTTCTGTTTATCAATAGATCCTTGAAACTGCTTCAAATAACCAGTCTTACCCGCTGGGATAGTATAAAGTGCCATCTGTGTTTGACCACCGCCAACAGAAATAACTGCGGCAGTAGTGTTATCTACTGTGCAACGAATTTCATCAGCGTTTGTTGTTCCCGTATTAGCAGTTTTAAGAATCATGCGAAATACACGAGAAAATTGAGTGGTTGTAGCTGCTCCACCTACAGTTGCAATTTCTGTCTGAAGATTGAAGTTTTCATCTAAACCTTGTATTTCAACAGTTGACGCATTATCTGAAGCAGGAGTATCGCCTGTTAAAACAGCTGTACCAGTGTTGTGATAGGTATAAACGTTTGACCCATCCCAAATAGTTTCAAAGGAAGAACCTATAGAGGTATTCCAACCAAACTTATTAACATGAGAGTGATTTGAAATATGACCGCGAGCTAGCTGAAGGTTAAAATCTTCTGTTTTGCCTGTGTCAGTTGCTGATGGGTTTTGGAATTGAGTCATTTTATTCTCCTTACATACTTAGTATACTAAGAAGAGGATTTTTGCGCAAATAATTTTCGTTTAAGATCAGACATTGAGTTATTTGACTGTTTTTTGAGTTTTGGGAAATACCTCTCATTGGCCTCGTGTATTCTAGCATACAAAATAGTTGCTTTCATCTCTAGCTGAGTTTCAGGAATTTCAATCTTTTTTATAAGTAGATAGTCATGTAGTACAACAGTTGATATGACCATTCCAGACATAATCATACACCAGATAATAGTGAATATTAATAAAACCATGTTAATTAGCTAGAGGATTATCAAGTGCTCTTTGTAGTTTTTTGCCTAACCTATCCTCTAAATCTTTCATTTCAGATTCAATTTTAGATTCCATGCGAGAAATATTACGATCAACTTTATTATTTAATTCATCCATTCGTGAAGTATTACTCTCTGACAAACGATTTGCTTTTTCATCATAATCATTCTGAAGACCATCACGTTTATTCTCAAAGCGCTCTTCAGCGTTTTGAATTGCCTCTCTAACATCACCTTCAATCTTTTTCATATCATCTTCAACGTTATCTACAATCTTCTCAACTCTTGAGATATCTTCACGCATATTATTTTTCATATCTCTTGAGGCCGCCTCATTGATCTCAATACCGTTTTGTAAAAACTCTAATCTATCTCCATAAGTATCAATAATTTTAACATGAGACGATGAAATATCTTTCAAACCACCTACATCAGCACTTAATACGCTCATCTGTTCCTGTAATCCCGATAAATCAGGGGCTACATATGATTGTATTTGCTCTTTCATCTCCATATAGTCTTTATACACTTCAAAAGCTCCGTACAAACCTCCTAGTACAGAGCCTACAATAGCCACTAAAGCACTTATACTAATAAATGTAACTTTAAAACCTAAGACTCTAAACTCTTTATTTTTAAGTTTTTCAATAGACTCTTCTGCGTTTTCAAGTTCTTGTGATAAATCTTTACTCATCAGTACCTCCAGAATTAGATAACTCTTGAAGTTTTCTTAACTCCGCCTCAAGTCTTTGGATTTCTAAACGTTTCTTTTTGAGTTCTAATTGGTATAAAGTATTACAATTTATACGTTCTTTTGGACCATCAAGAGGTATAATTACTCTAGCATAGACTCCAACATCTTTTGTACTTGATCCAGAACTATTAGAAAGTGGAGAATTATAGTCTTCAATAATACCTGTGACTCCAAACTCAAAGTTAGTAGAGCCTCCAATAGAGTTAGAACAATCTAATTCACCTGCTCTAAACTTGTCAGATGAGTAGTTTCCACTTGGAGAAGGTAATTGAAGGTTTAAAGAACTACTTTCGGCATAAGCTGCGTTTGATAACAACAACCCTAGTAAGAAAACTAGTCTTTTCATAGATCATCTTTCTTAAATTTGGAACAAATTGTAGAAGATATTACTGCTGAAGGAGCCGGAACATTTCTACTTCTAGACTTAGAGCATACATAAGTTGCACGTTTTTTATCATCATCTCTAATATACACTGTAAATCTAACTCTTTCAAGATAATCTAACTTAAAAATTTTGAATGAGGAGACGAATGGGACTGGTTCCCAATCTTCTGTGAAAACACCTATCTCATAGTAGTCTATATCATTTCTTTTATTAAATACCTCTAGCTCTGTTTCTAAAAGCCCTTCTTTCCACGAATACTTGAGCTGTGGATAAGTAGGTGTCATGTCGTGCGCATAAGCCGACAATGACAATAAGAATATAATAATAATAAAAGAAATAAGCGCTTTCATCTTACTGTGCTACACAAACAGCCTCTACAACAGCTGTGTAAGAACCACCAGGAAATGCTCTGTTACCGCCATTTGTTGCAGTAGAGGAGGATTCAAACCAAGTAGAACCAGTAGCAGTTAAATCATACTGAGTTGTGTCTCCAAAAGTGGTTTTGTTAGTTTCATAAGCACTCATATTTGTAGCATCACTAATTGCGCTCACAGAGGTTGATCCAGTCCAAGTTACGGAGTCGTTCAACGAAGGGCTTGATGAAAAACTACTCGGTGTAGTGATCTGGGCATAGTATGCATCAGCTAGAGTTACGTCAAATCTAACAATAGGCTTTACGCCTCCATCAGCTGGGGTGGTAGTAAGTGTATAAGCATTTGGGTTTCCATAAACACCTGGAGTATCTACAGAAATAACACATCTTGACTGCACAGTTCCAGAAATAGGAACATCAACAGCAAAAGCAGTTACAGAGGTAAATATGAAAGCAGATGCTAATAAAATATTTTTAATCATTTTTTCTCCTAATTTTTATACTGCATCGATATCATTTTTTCATGCAGTAATTGTTGAGCTAAACCGTTGCGTAAACCTGATTTACTGTCCGTTATTTCAGCATCTACAAGAGTGATAGTGTCGTTGTACTGTCCTCCTGGTACTGATCTATTTGAGTATTGATTGTTTACAACAACCTGCATAGCCCTATTCATTTCTTCAATTCTTTGATTCTCTGTAAAAAGTTGACTAGCATTAGTATCAGCTAACATTGCTAATCGATATTCTCTTTTACGCTTCTCTTCCTCTTCTTCATCCTCGTCAAGTTCTTCTTCTACAACCTCTTCATTCTCTTGTAAAAGAATTTGCTCATCGCTGCTCAGGTTAACATTCTCATCTTTAGTAGCATCATAAATAGTAGATACATCGAAGACCTCAACTTTAGGAGGGGCAGGAGTCACATAGCCAGGACAGTTAGGATCAAATTGTGGATCATAACAAGGATCTACTTTATAACTGTAAACGACTCTGGCATCTTCAACTGTGCCATTTCCTTCTACTTCTATCGAGCCATCTCCCCATGCAGATCTAGGAATATTAGGAATAACAGGAACTACTTTTCTAATCTCTGTACCGCCAAGAGATCCTGACTTCCACTCATCAGTTTCACGAAATATATACCCAGTGCCATTTGCATTTTCATTCTGAACATGAACATTAACAGAATCATCAACGTCTTTTTGAATAGTGTAGTCGTAAATAACTGTATTAATGTCTAATCCTGGAGGAGTAGGCAATACTGTGTCCATACTCCAGGAGTGTCCTCCTGCAGCTGCATTTCCAGTTGTTCCAAAGTAAGGAGTGATATCTTCAGAGTAAGAGTAGGAGGAATAAGCTACCAAGACCGCCGTAAGTAACAGTTTCTTTAACATTGGTATTATCCTTTTCCTGGGCTAACTCTTCTCTTAATTTTTCTTCGTGAGTTTCCCAACCAAGTTTAGCTGCTTCCCCTATTTGCCCGTCATAGGGACAAGGAGTTCCTGCCATCATCATAGCATCAAAAACTGCTGTATCTTGACACATAACAGAAACGGCAGCAACTTTCATTCCCATATCATAGAGTGTTTTTGCGTTTTTCAGACGAATACAGTTTTCTTCTGTAAAAGTTGTACCAGCAGAAATGCCTAAAATTTGTGTCTGAACGGCTCCTGCAACACCAATAGTACAGAGATCACTATTATTACCTGCGCTGAACTGCGGTGAGATAGCTGAAGGTGGAGGAGATTTTACTGTTGTCTCCATCGATCCATTAGTTGTCACTGTGCTATTTGTTGTAGATTCTGTTACTATTGTTTCCGCAACTACGCTAGAAGTAAGTAAACAAAATAATGATGCAATTTTAAAAAGGTTTTTCATATATCTCTCAATAAATTTTTATGTTTTTAGTGTCACTACTAATATACTTAGGTAGGCAATAAGCAGTGACCTTATCTTTACTACTCATAGATTCAATCGAACCGTAGTTTCCAAATCTTTTTGAAACTTCATTAGCAAAAAAGTTACAATCAACAATGCTATAAAAATACATGTCTTTAGAAACAACTCGTCTATCTTCCCCAGTTCCTAAATAAACCATCAATAAAAACACGTGAATCATAGTAGTGACTTAAGAAACGATACCAATAAAATTATTAATCCTGAACCAATCAATATAGTTAGTAATATTGATAACACTTCTATAAACTTTCTTCGACGTCTTGCCTGAGCATACAGAGTTTCTTGACGTTGCTTTCTAATATGCCCTTCCATGCGGATTAACTCATCCCAGGCACTTTTACCCATTGTGTAACCAATATAATTCTTAAGCTCTTCTCGCATCTGTTCAGCTTTTTTCTTCGCTGCAAAGATCTCCATCGCTTCTTGTTCAATAGATTTTCCAGAAAAAAGTTTTTTAAAAATAGGCGGGTTCTTTGCTAGATGTTCTGCCTCTGTCAAATCTGACATAGCACCCATCCATCTAGAAATATCCCCCGCCATCTGTTCTATATCTCTGCCTACTTCAAAACCTTTTTTAATAACTGCAAAGGCAGATGATGCAGTTGCTAATGCACTTACAGGATCGATCATTCATTAACCTTCCTGAGAGTGCTGATTATTCTTTAGATTCTACACTCTCATCTTTTTCTGTGACTGCGTTCTCATAGTAGACAATGATTTCAGTTTGTTGATTGATAAAACGTCTTATATCAGCTATGTTTAACGCTAAGTTTTCATAATCTTTCATAGAAAGGGCGACAAATGCTATCTCACCGTGTAACTGTTTATACTCTTCAATAAATTGATCAAGATTATCCTTAGTAACTACATGTATTCTAGTATCAATTAGTTGGAGTGGTTTCGGTCTCGCTACTGTCGGTATCTGAACTTTCTCTACCTGGGTTACTACTTTGATCTCCGGTTCGGGAGGTCTCCAGCTGCAACCACTCAGGAAGAGGATACTCGTTAGCATTACCAGTATCGTCCATAAACCCACGCCATAACTTTGCTGTCGCGCCATTCATTTTCCCCTCTAGTACTTTTGCGTCTTTCAACGCCTCTAAAACTAAGTTCATACGACTCAGTTTACCACGAAGCTCATCTCCATAAGCTTCTGCTTTTTGTAGATCTGCTTGAAGTTGGTTATTTAACTGTCCTATCTTAGCCATCTCACCTTTAACTAAGTCAAGGCTAGACTCGGCAGTATCAACTGCTACCTCAAGTTTTGCATTATTCTCACGGAGAGTTGCTATTCGTTGCTGACTATCTTGATAGTACCAGTAAAAACCGCTACACAGAGCGGCCATAAGAACTCCCATAATTAAAGCTAATTTTAATCCCATAGTGTTAATATATGCTATATAACCTTAGTTGGCAAATTATTTTATCCAGAAAGACACAAAATGACAAAAAATTGGCGATGTCAAAATTTTGACACCGCCGTTAGTCAATAGTTTGACTTTTTTACTTAAGATCAGCTGCTGTTAGTGCAGGGAGATTTTTCATCCGAGACTTCATCTCATTCATTTCAGCTTCTGGAAGAGGAATCATACCAGCATCAGATAGAAGACCATCTTCACCCCAGTTCTTTGTCCACTCAGCCATATATTCCTTAATACCAGGAACAACATCGACATGTGCATGTTTTACATAGAAATAGAGTGATCTTGAAATTGAGTAGTCACCATCAGCGATTGCGTCAAAGGTAGGTGCACTACCATCAACAACGGCACCTTCAAGTACATCACTGTTCTGATCAAGATAAGAGAAACCAAAGATACCATACGTGCCTGTATCCTCTTGCAGCTTCTGAACAATTAAGTTATCTTGCTCACCAGCTTCGATGTAAGCACCGTCAGTGCGCATTGCACGACAAACTTTAGCTTTCTCTCCCGCTGCTTTTAGAGCTGCTTTAGCTAAAGCATCTTTTTTACAGTAACCTTTTTCATTAACCATTTCTACAAATGATGCACGAGTTCCAGACGTGGTAGGCGGACCCATTACACGAATTGGAATGTTCGGAAGATCTGGATTAATCTGGTTCCAATGTGTAAATGGATTATCAATCCACTCAGTCGTGTTCCAATCTCTGATTTCACCAGCAGGTACTTTAGCTGTTAGTGCTTTACCAAGATCAGCTTTAGAAATAACAAGAGGTTCCGCACCTTTAGCATAAGCTACAACAATCCCATCGTATCCTACTTTAATTTCAGTAACAGCAATACCATTACCGGTACAATATTCAAGTTCTTTGACTTTCATACGTGATGAGGCATTACCAATATCAATATATTCAGTGCCTGTACCTTGGCATACACCTTTTTTACCTACAGACGATCCACCAGATTCTACAACTGGGGTCTTATAGTTAGGATTCTTACCGAGTTGTTCAGCAACAATAGTCGCAAAAGGCAGAACGGTAGATGATCCTGCAATTGAAACATATTCTCTAGCATATGCGGCGCTAGAAACCAATGAAGCAGCTACAGCTGCAAAGATAAGTTTTCTCATTTTTATCTCCCTAATAAAATGTGAGGACGTTGGTCATCCTCATAGTTTGTATTATAACAAAAATATGTTACAATTTTATTACACTTTCAAGAATAGCCATTCGTACAAAAAGACCGTTTTTCATTTGCTCAAAATACTTTGCCCTTGGGTCAGTATCAAACCATGTAGGCAACTCTTCATTTCTAGGGAAAGGGTGTAATATAATAGATTGATCTGGCATAGCTCTAACATGTTCAGCTGTTAATTGATAAGTTCCTATAGAACCCCTCTCTCTTTGAACTCTAGTAAGATAATACACATCACTTTCAGGCCAGTCATCTGTAGAGAAGGTATCTCTGTAATTCTTAACACAATTAGGAGTAGCTTTATCTAAACTATGAATAGTTCTACCATTTTCTATATCTCCTACAAAGGTAATTCGTAAATCGTCTATACGACCAAAGTGTTTCCAAATAGTGTATAAGTCTAAAAGCGTTTGTGTAGGGTGCTCTCCATTACCATCTCCTGCATTAATTACTGGAACGTCAGAAACTGCAGCAGCTTTTGCTGCGTGTCCGGACTCTTTACTCCTGAGAACGATCGCGTCTGAATAAGAAGACATAGTTCGAATAGTATCTTCAAGATTTTCGCCTTTTGATACAGAGCTATAGTTAACATCGTTAATAGAGATTACTTGCCCGCCTAAACGTAACATAGCAGCTGCGAAGCTGCTACTTGTACGAGTACTAGGTTCGTAAAAAAGATTTGTTAATATCTTACCAGATAAAGAAGGACTTGAACCATAATGTTCAATATTGGCTGCTTTGTATAGAATTGATTCAATGCTTATGTCGTCAGTGGTAATTAAACTTTTTACCATACTAGTACCCGTTAATAGCTTTGGGCCAATCGCCAGTTTAAGTATTCAAGAGATTCAATAGGGTTATACTTTGCAGGTTCGTTTCTTAAGTTCTTAACAATAGTACCTGGTTTTGGATCAACAAAGTGCGGCATAGAGTATCTAGGTAAGTGTATATAAGAGTTAACTACACGGTGTTTAGTAGATACAAAATAATCATTAGTCCAACGTTGAAGTAAATCACCAATGTTAACTACAACACCGTCTTCTGCATAAGGTACAGGATGCCATTTACCTTTGAGGTCTTGAACCTCAAGTCCTGGTACATCATTAATTTGCCAGAGAAGGGTGATAGTACCATAGTCTGAATGTTCTCCAATTCTTTTTTGATTGTCTTGCACAGGCCCATCATAAGGGGGATAGTGAATCACTCTAGTAGTGTTGTAGGGTTTTAAGTGTGCATCAACTAGCGTAGTGCCTGTTTCTAATATGGAGTCAAATTTTTCTAAAATACGAAGTGTTAATCTGTCAGCGATGCCTACCGTTGCAAGTGCATTAGACTTAAAGCCTGCTATCTCTCGTGGCCAAAGATGCTCTGCCATTCGTTTGTTGTTATAGTTAAAAGACTCTTTCATATCACCAGGAGCCTCTGGATTAACATTTTCCTTTAACCATCCTGTGTAACCAAGATTTGTCTCTGGGTCATAGATATATCTACACTTAAGTTCAATGTCTAATTCAAAAAACTGTTTCATCAAGTCAAACCACGAATTCATTGTGATTTGTTCTGGTTGAGAAAGAGCATTGGTAAAGACTGCGAAGCCTACAGTAGTGTAGGCTTCACGAATCTCTTCCAGTGCTGTTTTTGATTGGAAATCAATGACTGGAATCATTTTTTAACTTCCTGGTACTTTAGCGTCAATACCTTCAACGTAATACATCATTTGATTAAGTTGAAGATCTGTTGCGACTTCGCCGTCAGCTAGTTGCAGCTTACCAGTATTATCATAGATGGGACCAGTAAATGCAAAATACTCACCAGCAGAGATAGCATCTTTCACACGCTGTGCCTCAGTAGCAACTTCAGCTGGCATATTAGTAAACGGTGCCATTTGTACTGCATCTTCATTCATATGCCCAAAATAGTCATTAGTTTCCCAATTACCGTCAATAACTGCTTGTACTTTACGAATGTAGTACGGGCCCCAGTTATCGATGGTAGCAGTTAATTGAGCTTTTGGTGCAAAGTTATACTGATTGGATGCTTGTCCAAAGCCAAGAACTCCTGCTTTTTGAGCTGCTTGCAAAGGAGCAGGTGAATCTGTATGTTGAGCAACCATGTCACAACCACCTGAAATCATTGTTGTTGCCGCAGTCGCTTCTTTAACAGGATCATACCAAGTATTTACCCATACGATATCAATATCAACATCAGGGTTCATCTTTTTTGCTCCAAGATAAAACGTATTAATTTCACGGATCACTTCGGGGATTGGATAGGCTCCAACGTAACAAATTTTATTAGTCTTTGTCATCATCCCTGCGATAATACCCTGCACGTGACGAGCTTGATAAAGTCGCAGTCCATAAGTAGCCATATTCTCTGACTGTTTATATCCAGTTGCGTGCTCAAACTTTACGTCTGGAAAGTCTTTTGCAACCTTTAACATTGGGTCCATATAACCGAATGATGTAGCAAAAATAATATCTGCTCCGCCTTGAGCCATCTTACGAATAGCTGTTTCAGCTGAAGGACCATATTGAACACTTTCAAGGTATACAGTCTCAACCTGGTCTCCAAAAGCCTCTTCGACTTGTTGACGACCAATATCATGACGATAAGTCCAACCGTGATCTCCGATTGGTCCTACGTAGATAAATCCTACTTTTACAGGCTCTGCAAAAGCAGTAGTTAATGAAGCAAGTAGCATAGCTCCTGCTAACAGTAATTTTTTCATAGTTTTTCCTTTGTTATTTGAGTTGTGCTTCGTTACCGCAAAAAATAGCATCTAACTCAGTGGAGTTAAAAATTTGTTTAGCATGTTCTGTTTTAGATGCTATCGGTTTACCAGCAATGTTGAGAGATGTATTTAGCAACACACCGTAACCAGTGAGTTTTTTAAACTCGGTTAGTATCTCAGAGAAAACCCCATCTTTGACTGTTTGAAGCCTAGTAGAGTTATCTACGTGAGTTATAGAGGGAAATTCATCAGTTTTGACATCAACATTTACGTTCATATAGGGAATCTCTTTTGGTGCCTCAAAGTAAAGTTCTGCATCTTCTAGTAAGCAAGCAGCACCAAAAGGCCTAAAAGACTCACGATGTTTTACCTTGTTATTAATAATATCTTTTCCATCTTTAATACTTGGATCCATAAGAATTGATCTATTGCCCAAAGCTCTTGGACCTACTTCACCTTGTCCTTGATAAACTCCAACTATTTTACCTTTGGCAAGTTCTTCAGCTATCTTTTTTATTTGAGTTTTATCAGTCAATTCAGGGGACTCATCGGTACATTGCCAAAAAGGAAATCCATCTTTAGGCAAGGGGTTAATATTCTCCATCAGCCGAAGAAGTTCAAGCGCTCCAATAGATAATCCTGAGTCAGACACTGTAGGACTGAATTGCATATCAAAATGTTTATAAAGCTTACCATTAAAAACTGAACTCTGAGCTAAACCACCAGTAAAAGATTTGGAGCCAGAGAACTCACCAAAGTAATCAACTAACTTATCACCTGTCCATTCGTGTACAGTTCGTATCCAGTCAACAAGTTTAATATGCTTACTTTTATAAGGATAAGTCCAAGTTTGCCAAACGTCTCTCAGCGAGAAGTTATTTAAATGGTTATAAAAATTTGTGTCCAAAGTACCGTAAGCTTGATAACCCATAACTTTACCTGCTA